TAGTAGTATGCTCCGTGAAAAGAGCAATAGAGTAAACAGATCATGAAAGAAAGAAAAATAGGGAATACGATATATTAGTAGAAGGAGGAAGCAGAATCCCGAGGGAATAATCTTTTTAAAAGAATATCTACATGTCTAAATGAAAATAAAGAATCAGGTAGGACATCTTCTGGTAAGATCTTTTCTTCTTTAACTTTTCTTTGGGCCTCTCGATCATATTCAATAAATCTATCTTTAACACACTCACCCCAGCCCTTTACAATGCTTTCAAATTCTGTAAGGTCGTAAGGGTCCATCAGTGATAGTTGTTTTTTATGAAAATCATAGTGTTTTGACATATACCTTGTCATCAATATAATATTGACAGGGTTATACACTTTCTCAATTGATAAACCTTTGGAGACCCAACTTTTAATGAGCTTAACAGGTTCAAGTATTTTTGTCATCCCTCTCAGCTTTTTAATCTCAGTCTCCTCTGTCTGTATTAACAAGTCACCAGTGTATGCAGATTCATCCTGCAGAAAATGTTCAATGTCCTCATTCAAATTAATTTTCTCAAAATCAATATCATCTAAATCAATAGTATAATCTGGTTTAGGTCTATTATTATCTTCATCACTGTCATCCATTGTGAGACTCACCTCTTCAGACCATTGAGTACTTGACATTGAACTGACAGTAGAGTAACCTTCTGATGTCTCTTCAATCCCATCTAAATTTAAAACATTCTTAGGGTTAATAAGGGCAAGCAATTCATTAAACATAAATAAGTCTACAGAGATTTTGGCTTTATTCATTATTAATGAATATGCTGCTGGTGGGATAGCAGCAGGCAAACCTTTCATGAAATTCTCGAGCAGCCCAGCTGAGATAATAGGATTAATAAACAGCTTGTGCTGTGTCATTTTGAACCAGATGTTTCCAACAGCTTGTAACGCTTGAAAGCGCACATCTTTAAGATTATGGTAAGCATGAGCTAATAAAAATCTCGGATTTTCTTCATCAAGCTGAGCCATTGCTCGAAAGCCTTCTGCCTGTACAGTAATGTGGAATGCTTTATTCGTAGAATGCCTAACCCGTAACCCAGTCCGTAAAGAGCAATTCCGAAACACAATACAAGGTATATTTGGCTTTCCCCATTCAAAGCCACTTTCAGTCTTAAACAAAACTACACTCCTAGAAAAGCTTACCTGTTCAGTCTTAAATCTCATCCCACACTTCAATAGCTCTTTAGTAACTTCTTCCATCAGTATTTTTAAGACATTTCGTTGTGTGATTGATGTTTCTAAAAGATATTCCTTTCGATCCCAAAAAATCTCTAATCTGGCACAATCTATTCCAAAATTAAAAGTGACCCTCAGATCTCCCTCATATAATTTTGTCTCTTCATTATAAGTCTGTACACAATAAGCATCATATTGTTTTCCAGAATAAGCTCTCCGATTAGCCTGCATTTGTAACAGACCCTTTTGCCCTTTAAGATCATAAATTAATAGACCTAAACATTGAATTTCAGGATCTACAGGAAGAACCCCTTTGTTGCAAAAAAACTCAACCCATTGCCATAGAGTTTTAGATTCAAAATGCAACCCTTTCATCCAAGCAACTGGGTCTTGTTCATTAGCTTTACACCACCTCCATATCTCAATACACAATCGCATAGCTGATGTATATGTAAGATCACCTATCTTCTCTTTCTTACTGAATAAAGAGACTGCCTTTAGAACTTCCTTCTTAGGTTTTACTTTTATTGTCTTTATCAAAGACATTGTCTTCAACCAATAGCTACAGATAGACTCTGCTGTCCCTTCTACGTTGCCTTGAACTATAACTACTCGTGATTTCCCTGATTTATAAAGTAGTGGTGCAACCCTTCTGAGAACATTCGGTTGACTAATATCAAGGCCCAATTCTCTATAAACACCTTCTCTCATTAACTGTAAATCTGTAGATAGTGAGTCAGGATGTATTGCACTCTCTAGCACATCACTAATTTCATCTACCCTAGTGGCATATTTGTAACCTATGACTGCTGTTATAGGATTTTGTATTGACTGGTCCCTTTCTTTTACTGTAAATGTCCTAGCTATTTTTGGCCTATGGACTTGTCTTGTAGTTAGCACATCACATTGTACTTCATTTAAAAAATCTCTCCATGCATATTCCTTTGAGAAAGTACAGTTTACCAATGTCTGGAAGAGCTCCATATCATTCTCTGTTGGTCTATAATTAGATGCATAAGCATCTGCAGCAGCCAAAACCTCGCGAAAAGTAACCCAATCACCACTCAGTTTACAAACCTTCATATGCTGCTTAGCCTGCATTCGAAACCTCAATTGCAACGGTGATTGCATTGTCATGGCTGTTACAATGCTTGGATCATTTAACTTTCTAACCAAATAAACCAATAAGTTATCTCTTCCTCTCGGAATAATGTAGTCGTAAACAGGATGTTGCTCACTCCACAATTCCAGATATTTCTTTGAGTATTGGTCATAGAACTCAAACTCATTCTTTGGGGTAAACACTTTCCATTGTACTTTACCTACAAAGCTAAATTCACCTAATTTATCATGCTGAAACACATCGTCAGATAAAGTCATCAGAAATTTAAATAGACCTAATATATATCTATCATTTTCTTTCTTTGTGTGCTTGAAAGAGATGAAGGAATTCTTTAGGATATTTTTATCTGCCATGCCTATACCTGCAGTTGCTAATTCCATAATTGACATAGAGCCATCACCACCCAATGGTATAGGAATTTGGCTTCTATCTACTTTAAGAAATGCACAAGGGTTATTAACCATACCAGGTGCTGTACCGTAAAGGCGCTCAACTTTACTAGTGCACAGCACAATGCCTAATTGTGCTAGCTGTGGACATGCCCCCATATCCAAAGCTTTGACACAACGACTTTGAGCTGCTGCTAAGTCATCAAAATAGCCTAATCCAGGTAAATCAGATAGTGAACCCAACAGAATCTTAATAAATGGTATTGACACAGCACAACCCTCAAAAAAAGTAGAAAGAAACTCTGCATTTGTCGGGGAAACAGTAGTTTTCTTTGGAGATATTTTGATTGAACCCATCAAAAGAATATGTTCATGAAGGTTAAACATGCTTTTCCACATCTCTTGATTCACTGCATGCCAATGCATATTCCCTGCTTGTATCTGTTGTGTCACGTACATAAACCAGTCTGTCCCGTCATCTACAGGCTCTAAATAACCATAAATGAATAATGCATCATCTGAATGATGTGCAAACTCAAAAAAACAATCAAGTTCAGGAAAAAGGTGTGACCAGACCCTTTTAAATAACAAGGAAACAGCAGCCCCAAATAATGAAGAACACTTGTTCAAATTACCTTGTAGCCAGTTACCTTTAATACTAGCTGACACTTTATTGGGAAAGAATGAAAGGAAATCTAGTACTTCCTCTGACAATTCCCCCATACTATCAATGTATCTATGTAATTTTCTTGACATAAAAAACTCTGTCTCATATATATTCCGCAGAGCATCAACCACACAATTCTTTAATTTGTCATCTCTTAATCCATCATATAATGCTTGAGTAAATCGTCGGAATTTAGCAGAGTTATCACCAGGAGACCATTTTGTGGCATCAGCACTTACATACATAAGTTTCCTTTTTAGTTTAATAGTCAGCCCTAATGAGGAATGTATTTCACTTTCACCTGACGCCCATCTTAATGCTTTCTCAAGAGCTTGCTGAATATTCAATATTTTCCTTTCTCCACCATATGATATATATTCTTCTGGTACAACCTTGGCTATCGCATCATAATAATCCTCTATAATCTCTAGTCTAACACGTGTCGGTAAGGTTGTAATAAAAAAGCCCCGATCAGCCTCTGTTCTCTGATACTTCCTTACAATCCTTGCCTGTGCCTTTTGTTTTTTTGTTTGCTCATATAACTCTAATACAGTTGGATTATATTGAGATTGATTCAAAAATCTAATTGATTCTATAAGAGTCACGCTAGCTGCTAAGTGTCCATCTTCTTGTAATGAACCAGACATTCCCTTTAAACTGATATTCCTAGTCTGACTAAAATAAGGTTTATCCCAATATTTGTTCATGATATTACTTGCCATAACCTGGGACTTAGCCTGTAAATAGGTGTTTAATTCCTGTGCAGCTAATTCTACTACTTCTTGACAGAAAAGTTGCTGTTCTACAATAACTTTGTTAGTAACTACATCATCAATAACATAACCATCTTCAACAAGATACTCACCAAACTTTTCTTCTTTTTCGTGGAATTTTCTAGCCCACTCCACAGTTTCAAGGTGGATTTTAGCTTCTTCATTCAGGTTACCATGTAAGCCCTTTTCAAACAGAAAAAAACAAGTAGTGGCTTCTGATATCAGACTCCTATAATGTTTATATACTACTCTCGACATAAGAGAGGGATACACTCCGCTAGCCCCAATTGTTGACTGATCTACTGTAAGCCCGAGGAGTCTCACTTTAGAGTAAAATCTAATTTTATTATTTTGTGCTAAACTCACTAATAGTGTCTTGATGCTACTATAGATATAAACTTCTAGAGCACTTTTAAATGGTCTCTCAAAGAACTTCCTAATCAAGGCCTCATAACCTGAGTAAGTAGATGTCACTGCAGGGATGAGATACCTTAGATTGTCAAAAATAGCACATAACTTCATTTTTTGAGTAATTGATAGGAGAAAATGGTATGCAAATACAGACCTCAATGCATGCTGTAAGGGAAAATGGCCTTGATCTTCAGTATAATATTGAAACCATGTTGCAGTAGCTAGTAATGTCTTCTCAAATGCTATATTGAGTGCTAAAAGCCTATTTAAATCTAAGCTCATCACTTTACTGAAACACCATGTAACTCCATCTACATCTACCTTTGAATCTAGATTATCACCATCAATAAGCCCTAGACCATCCTTAAAAACAGTAAAAAATCTAATAAAGGAACCAGCTACCTCTAATGACTTTGATGGCAATATACATAGTAAAACATTTCCATGGGCATAACCATGTACTGACCAATACTTTGACCGCCGTAAACCAGCATGGGCAATCAATGCCTCAGTGATGTCTCTAATCAAATGACCGATATGCCAGGCAGTAGTCTTCTTAACAATACTTAACATATACTTGATAAGTTCATTATCATAAAACTTCTTCAAGATGTCATCCACACCTGTTGTCTTCTTTGGCTGGTCAATACTCACTGTTGATTCACCAATATTCACTTCTAAGTCAGATAGTATTTTCTCAATAACCTTTGCACAATCATTCTGTTGAATCTGGCTTGCTATCTCTATACTGTCAATTTTTTCACCAAAAATGCCTTTTTTTGAATCTTTGGATATTATATCCAATAAAGCTTTTGATTTTGGGTCCATTGAAGACAAATTTAATTTGAAAGTCCCAGGCTCCTTTACATTTTGTGTCTGCTTAAAATAAATCCTGGGGTTGTAATAATTAATGATATCGTCCTTATCTAAAGAAATGTACTTGTATGCCATATCCCGTGCTAATAACTGTACAGGGGTCTCAGGATAATTTTTTAAGACCTCTAGACATCCAACTCTTGTGTCATATTGGTCTGAAGCAATGGTAGAGGGTGAATAAGGACCATGTATTGCAATTTGACACAATAAGAAATTTCTAGGCTTTCGAGATTGATTATACTTTAAACCGTGGATTTCTTCTTCTTCACGAAACAAATTGAACACACGCTGTCCACTCACCTCTTTAAATGCAAACTTATGATCTTGCTGCAACCACTTCTTACAATAATCCACGAGCTGATAAAGCTGTGGCTCACACAAAGCTTGTGGCCTGTAATCAGGAATATCAAATGTTCGAACTTTAGGTCCTGTAACATGGAATTTTAAATTGAACATGGCTTCTAATGCTGCCCTCTCATCTGCCTTTATTAAATGTTCTCGTACAAAGTTAATATCCGCCTGAATTAATCTCATTGTTTGGACCACACCATCATTCCGCCTGCTTGGCCATTGCGTGGAAATATTAGAACCATCAGTTCTCACTGCTACAACATCGAACTTTATTCGGAAACCTGGGGGACAATTGCCTCTTTCCGCTTCAACCTGAAGTAACTGCTCAATATACTCCAAGCCGCTCTGATACTTTAATATCTTTTCCCTCATCCCTCTAGCAACATCAGCAGTAACAGTAACCTCAATAAACTCAATAAGATTACCTGTAATCTTATAATTGTCTGGTGTCATTTTGAAAAAAGATCTCAATATTTGGCCACTGCCACTACCTGGTATGACCTTTTTTTCCATCCCTTGTATCACATCATTAGGTACACCTGCCATCAGAAGAACATGACCTATAGGTTGTTCTTTATCTTTATTGTCAGACCAATCGTGCTTGATCATTTGGTCTACAACGTCATGCCTTACAGCATAGAGACGATCGAGGAGGTCAAGACATTCAACTGCTGACACGTCCCCTGGCACGGCATCTTTTACCCTATCATGAATCTCTCTGTATTTCTCCATTTGTAGTAGACTTCTCTCTCTCGGAGTCTACTACTA